ATCCACCAAGCCAGTATGACAGGACGCCTCCGATCAGACCGAACACTACACTGATCCAATTAAAAATTTTATCCATTTTCTTCATATACCTCACTCTTTCTTAATTTTTTTTCATAAAAATAAGACCTTTCGGTCTTACTCTGATTTCCATGTATTCACCTCCTTGCATAGAAAAAGAGAGGTGTTAACCTCTCTCATTATGATTCTTCTTATTATTGCCATCATATAATTCATATAATTTTTTCAAATCTTCACATTGCTTATTTTTCTTATATGTCCTTCCAGTCGCTTCGATTTTAATTCTATTCCATTCAAATTTCAGATACACTCGAACATGTCTCAAGAGTTTTTCTTCCCATATACTCCTATTTATCAAATATTTTTCCAATTCTTGGCGAAACTCTTTTTCGTAACATTCTTTTTCATAATATCGTAAATACGAAGCACGCAGTCCTTGGTAATAAAAGACTAGCTTTTCTACGCACCTATCAATATTCCTATCAATTTCATCTGAAAAATTTAAATGCATATGTATTAAAAATCTCAATTTTTCTATTTCACTTATATGCTTTCTATATGTATCTGAATCTTTCATCCCCTTGTCTACATTATCAATCGTTGTTGTACTAATCAAATCTGATATATATTCTCTGAATTTGTATAACCACTCAACTCTATTTTGGGTAACAGCATTGACATAATGTACTGCTTTGTTGTTTCTAACAGAAAAATAAAGCGAAATACTGCTGATTAAAAAAGTAAGTAATATTCCGATTGAAGTTAAAGCATCTTTATTTTCGCTAAAGAACTGTAACATTTTATTCATTATTACTACACTCTCCTTCCACTGTCATTATACAGCAGAAGGAGAAGTTTTCCAAGAAAGATTCATTTTCAACCGATTATCTTGCGTATAATCTTGTGATACCTCCGTTGTTGTAGATTTTAATCTTGTTGCTACTCAAATATGAGATCCCACCATTGTATGCACTAGAATAATATGCTTGATGTGAACCGGACCCATGATCTACAACAGAACGACTTGTTAATACCTGTGCCGGTACGATCGTGCTTGCAAGTTCTCGGTAATAATTTCCATTTGTACTGCTTGCAAGTCCGCACGTGATCATGAACTCTGAATACTGCGATACATCGACTGTAATTGTGGAGTTTCCTGCTGAGGTCTGGTTCTTTAGTAATGTCCACTCTCTGTTCGCCTTGTTATCCACCTTTGTAAATAAAGCGGTCATACTCTCGCCGTTCACATACGTATCTGTATCATTAACTACTACGGATGGTACTGATGCCGATCCACCCTCATGAGATGCCTTCGTTGAAATTCTCGTAGATGAATTTCTAAGATATGTTTCTGCGCTATCGACACCTATTTCCAAATCTCCTATAAATACCCTTGCGCAATCGACACCCTCTCCTAATCGAATCTCGTCACCTTTGAAGGATGCAAGTTCTTCAGTCCCCTTCCTAACTTGTACACTGGTTCCATCTATAAACACATTGAATCCAGCAGCATTACCGATCGTAGCGGTTGGAGCATATACTGGTTCGGATGCCACTCTCCAGTTTATGCCGTCATATGTGAAGGTTACGGTTGCTCCGTCGGTCCAATATACATCCCGGACACCTTGGATATACATTGCTTTTGTACCTGTACCAGCAATATTAAGTGTTGGACTGGATGCGGTATTTGCATAAGTAAATTTAACAGCTACTGTTGCTCCGGCTTTGAGAGATAATGTTCCAGCCGCCAAACTTGCAACTTTCGCTGCGGTTCCGGCTGCGGTATCACATGTCGCATAGAGCATTTGTCCATCTTTACCTGCATCCCCTGTCTGCCCTTGAGGTCCAGTTGGTCCCTGTGGTCCTTGAGGTCCTGTATCACCTTTTGCTCCCTGTGGTCCTTGAGGTCCTGTTGCTCCGGTGGCACCTGTCTCTCCTGTTGGACCGGGGATACCCTGTTCACCCTGGAGACCTTGCAATCCCTGTAAGCCTTGGGGGCCTTGTTCACCTTGTGGTCCCTGAGGACCTTTCTCGCCCTGAAGACCTTGTTCGCCCTGAGGACCCTGTTCGCCAGTATCCCCTTTCTCCCCCTGTGGGCCTTGTGCTCCTGTCTCTCCTTTTTCTCCCTGAGGGCCCTGCGCTCCCGCTTCTCCATCAGATCCATCGTTGACATTACTGATCGTAACTTCGCAGGTTCCCCGCAACGTATCTCCCTGATCTCTTACCTCCAGTACGTACGTTGCTGTGCCAGATACATCCGATGCTTTTACAGTAACCGATTTTTCTTCCGAAATCTTTGTTCCTTCTTTTAACCAGGTTATTTTCAGATTGTCTGTGATGTCTTTGCCCCCGTCTATAACCTTTGCCGTCAGTGCTGTTGTTCCTTCTCCATTTTTGAACATGGTTCCGTCGCTCGAAACAACTGAACACTGATATGGCTTTGATGCATCCATTAATTTTTCAATCTGTTTGGTCGTTGTTTCACTTACTTCGCTCTTTAATTCAGAAAAATTGTCAAATGTCGTTTTATTATTTTTCTTATTCGTAAGACTTATAACCTGTTCTGTAACTCGTGCTTTCAAATATAGCGTCGGGTGGAATGCAGTATCTTCTATCGTTACTGTATCTCCGATTTGTGCGTCTACATAGCCTTCTACCGTATATTCTGCCTTCGGTACACACAAAGTTTTTAGTTTTGCCAGAGCCTTTGAGTACAGAGTGTTTTTGTCTTTCGTATCATAGCTCCATATCTTAACAGCATACCGATCTGTCGTGTAATCTGTTAGCATCGAAGGAAATCTATCCTTTTCCTGCACTGCCAGAATATTCGTGCCACTTGTCTGGTATTCAAGATTTCCATCCTTGTCATACTCTTTTTTACTCAATCCACTGATGGTTATGTTGTCTGTTCCATATGGACGAATCGCCGTGCATAGTTCTGTGATATCCATCTTTCTTTCGACGCCGTTAAGTCCTTTTCCATAACGGATTATCTCTCCTGACCGGTCCTGACCGATTCCCTGTGTTGTGTCCGAATGTTCCTTGTACACATTCATTGTGATCTGTTTCAACGAATAGTCATTATTCAGTTTCGGAACAAATTCTACTTCAGCATCGAAATTTGTTGCTAAAGAATATAATCGGCTCAGCATGTTATCACTTGACTCCCACGTGAGCCTTCTGGAATATGTTGATATTTCGTTGATACCTATCTTCACCGCTCCAGGCCCATCAAACACTTTCATATATTCTACGAAAGTCATAGCTTTCGATGCTGTGTATGCATCTTTTTCTTCTTCAAGCAGTTCAAACAGTAATGCGTAAGATTCTACTGTCACGGTATTTTCATCTTCGTCCGCACTCATGATGTTGAAATAATAATCTCTATCTTTATATTTGAATGCCAGGTGATTCCCGACCGTCAGATATTGTGCATCTTCATGCTTTGCCGCCACGCTGAATTCAAAGGTGCATGCAGCGCCTTTAAGATATGTATGCAGTTCATCATTATAAAAATGCAGTGCTTTAGGCACCCTGTTATCCATGAACGCTACTGCATGATTCCCTATATCAAGTACTGCAATCCTTACATTTTCCATCTATATAAACGCCTCCCTTATATATGCCTTCACCGTTGGTTCCGGCGTGCTAAATTCCGAACAATGTATCTGCACTGTTGTCTCTCCCGGTGGAGCCAGAAAATATGTACTTCCCAATACCTCGTCGTCCATGCTGATCACATTATCCACATACACCTTGGATGATTCTCCATCTACCCTTATTGTGCATCCGGGTTGGTATCTATTCGGGATGTCGTATCTGTAAGGAACTTTGTCCTTCCGGAAAGATAACTCTGTCAATAGCATTCTTCCCTTGTTTGCCTCCGTGGAAAAAAAGCTCTCTGTTGCTCCTTTCATGTTTCCCATGAATATCGTAACTGTTTTCGCTTTTTTTGCAGCAAGCGTATCATTCCGGAATTGATATTTTTTTCCACATATGTTGAACTCGAATAATCCTGCGTTTTTAGTAATAGAAATCAAGTTGCCGGACTTTGTTGTCAGGTTGGCATAGTTGGGTGTGAATTCAATTTTATTTTTGTCCTGTCCGCCTACACGGCACTTATAGTGTGCTGTATTGGAAGTCTTGGATGTTTTGTTAAAATAGATCAGCGCCAGGACTTCTCCCTGCTCATCACCGATTACAAACTGTAGGATTCCGGTCTGTCTTACTCTTTTGACTGTTTCATAGTCTACTCTACACTGCGCTTTGAAGTTTGCCGCACCAACTTCTCCGTTTTCATCTGCAGGAAGTGTGATTGTTTTGCACGCCCCTCTGTAGTAATTTCCACTTCCGAGCGATGACAACGTTATCCAGGATCTTCCATTGTAATTCAGACTCTTAAATGTTCCGGTTTTACCGAATGTCTTTTCTGAGGTCACTCCTTCGCCTGTTGTCATCTGATCGAAGTCTGCATACTTTGTTAGGTTGATTAGCTGTACGGATTTGTTCGCTTCTCCGTCATCTTCCTCATCGATACGTCCAAGTTCGATGGCGCCATATTGTGATACGATTCCGATGTATCCATTCTCATGGTTGTGTGTGATTTCATAGTCGATCGGCACTGCTTCCGAGCCCTCATTTATAATGGTCATTTCCAGGATACCATCTTCGTTTTTTGCTGCAGTAAATTCTTTTTGTGTCGTTGACCATGCTATTCCTTCCGGTATCAACCAGTTTATGGTTCCTTCTCCCAGGCACCCTGTTTCCTCAAATTCAAGATCTCCTGTTGGTATTGCCCAGCAATATCTATCTGGCGTATTGCCAAATACCAGTTTTTTCGGTTTATCCACATTCAATATTTTCTGCAAAGCATCATATTTTTCTTTTATATTGTCAAGTATGGTAAATGGCATCGGTATTGTCTTCGCCTTATATGTTGTGTAGGAAAAATCGTCACCTTTTGTCACATCTCCCCTGCTTATCACATTGGGTTCCCAACTCGGGCCTACAAAAGGCGTAAAGCCCTGGAGAATATCTATGTATTCTCCAAGCTCTTTCCCGTCAAATTTCACTGATAAATTCATTCCTTTACGCCTCCGATCATATTCCTTAGTTTCTTCTGTTTGTCCAGTCCTTCTTGGATCGGATCAATGATTTCTTTCGCAATCGTCTTCTCGTTCAGCTTTATTTCAGCAATTATTGGTCTTGACTGAATTATTTTTGCCAACCTCTTGAGATCATTTTCTGACAGCTGATCTGTCATCTCTTCTTTTTTATGTCTTGCGTATTCTTCTGCAGTCGCCGAGGCTGTAAGTTTTCCTGCTATATAATCCTGCTGATTCATCGCTGTCGCATACACTTTTGGCATTATTTCTGCCAGGTCAAGCCCTTTTAATTTATCTGCTATCGCCTCAGTGTCTATCGCAGATACTGTTTTCTCAGCTACTGCTTCTGCAGATTGCACAGCACTTTTTGCCTCATCATCAATTCCAAGTCCAAAACCTTCGCTGAACCAGCGTCCCAGTTTTCTTGTTAATTTTGATGGAGAGTGTTCATCCAGCGCATGCTTCGCCGCTTTATATGCCGCTTTCGCCATTTCGGCAGCTTTTGATGCTGCACCCTTGATCCACGATCCGATTCCTCCTACAAAACCTTTGCCGAAATTATATCCAGGATCATGGCCGCTCACACTGCCTGCACCAGACTTTGCATTGCTTCCTAGAGATCTTCCGCCGGAATTTGCCTGTTTTGCTTTTCCACTTACACCGGAGCTATACTGGCTTCCAAATTTTCCACCCGTTCCGCTTGGGTTGACACTTCCAGCTCCTTTGTTGGCTGCATCTGCGTTTCCTTTTCCGGCCGTTCTTGCCTTTCCAACGATGTCGCTGATCCCCGAAGCGAATTTTGTACCGAATCCCTGTCCTGTTGCGGTCGGGCTTACACTTCCGGCTCCTTTGTTTGCCGCGTCTGCATTAGCTTTTCCTGCAGATGCCGAATCTTTGGTTTTGGATGATACTCCTATTCCAAAATACGACATCACTTTGTTTCCAAGGTTTTCCAATTGTTTCCCAACATCACCTGATGTAAACACATTCAGGAATGCTGATACAAATTCTCCTGCTTTGGTTAATACGTTCTCTTTTCCGGCTTCAACACCGTTTGCCGCACCATCCATCGCAAGCTCGAAGATCTCTTCTGTCTTCTTAGACGGCGAATGTTCATCCAGTGCTGATCTAAGAGATTCCAGAAACTCATCTACACCTTCTTTTGCCGGATCTTTCAGCTCATCAAAGCCTTCCAGCCCCTCCAATGCGCCGTATACCGCATTGGCGAATTTCTTCTTTGTCTTCTTATCTAAGCCATCGAATTGATCTAATATGCCATCTACAGCACCTTTCGCTTCTGATGACAGCTGACCTTTCATGTCTCCGGCTATCAATGCAGCTATTGCGGCCGGTGGAACTTTTTTCAGTTCATCTGCAGATTTTGGTGCTGCTTTAGCAAATTCTTCCAAGGCTGCTTTCGTGGCTTCAGATGCCTGTTTCTGCATCTCTTCTGTGAATCCCGGTGTTTTATTCTTCACTTCCTGCCGGATCAGATCTTCCGTCTTAGATACTTCAACTACCTGTTTCTGAAGTTCCTCACTTGTAGCATTATTTGCAGTCTTCACGCCGGCAGTAATCTTATTAACTGCCGCTTCGATTGCATCTGCATTTCCACTTGCTGCAGCTTCTGCCAGTTGCGTGTACTGCTCAATATCATTTGCATATTGTGCCAGTGTATCGGTGCTTTCTTTATAAGCATCTTTATTGGCTTTCAGTGCTTTTTTAGCATTGTCAACATCTTCATTTTGTTTTCGTATCTTCGCATCCAGTATCGCTATGAGGGCTTTGTTCCCCTCCATAACAGCATCGCTTTTTTCTTTCTGCAGTTCTTCCAGCTTTGCGCTTTCTTTTTTTACTGTATTCTCTGCTTTCTTCTTGGCCGTATACGCTTCAGATGCCTCCTGTGCCGCCTGCATCTGGTTGTTTACAGCTTCTTTGTACTTCGCTTCCTGTGAGGTAAGGACAGCCTCTATCTTCTTCTGCTGGATCGTCTTCTGAATCTCTTCCTGCAGTCTTTTATAGTTTTGAATCTGGCCATTAGTAAGATTGATCTCTATCCCAAGCGCCGACGATAACTGAGATGTAATGAATGCAGCTCTGTCAGCTTCTCCATCTTTGACTTTTCCATTGGAATCAACAATTGTACCCAGTTCATCGCTCAATGCCTGCAAGCTATTTAATTCTGTCAGATCTGCTGCCGCCTGCTTATCCTGAGTGGCTACTAAATCTTCGTAAGACTGTTTTCTGTCCTGGGCAGCTTTCAGATTCGCCTCTGCTTCTTTCGCAGAATCTTTTAATGCTCTGGAATGTGCTTTTTCTGCTTCCGTCTGCTCAGATAGCTTATTGCTGACCGCGGTGCTTATCGCAACCATTGCCGTTGCTGCAGCTATAGCTATTCCGATCGGGTTAGCTTCCACTGCTTTCGTCAATGCTTCCTGCGCCGCTGTCATTATGTTCGTAGATGCCGCTGCCAAGCTTACTTTTCTCTGGAACAGCCCCAATACCGACTGTCCAGCTGTCAGTGTGACATTGTACTGTCTTCCGGTATATTTTGCCGCTTCCATCTGCTCTGAATATCGTCCAATAGCAGTCTGTGCAGTTTTCCACCATGAGGAGCTATTTTTCACAGCTTTCCCCAGTGTTGTAGTGGAATCCCCTAACTGTTTGGTGATTTTTAATTCTTTGTATGCAGCCACCAGCCCTGTGACTATCGGTATTGCTGTTTTGGTGTTTTTTGCAAGGAATTTCATTCCTTCTGCTACTTTCGGAAGTGTGCTCTTGGCAAGTTCTCCTCCAGCATTGACGATATCCCGAATCGGTTCAACGATGCCTTCTGCTGCTGGTCCGAACTTATCCACCTCGTCGCAGGTGTCATTGAATATTTTTCCGGCTTCTTCAACTACTCCGTTCAATCCGCCGGTTGCGAACGCCTCTGACAACCGGTTGATATCTTCTGTTCCGGCGTCTACTGCGCTCTTGAGAGGTTTCTCCATCTTTTCGTATACATTGATACCAAAGCCTTCCAATGCAGATCCTGCGATCGTGATGCTTCCTTTCAGGTTGTCATTCATGGTATTGGCCATCTTTTCAGATGCGCCATCTGCATTTTTGATTGAAGATGCCAACTTTTTGAAGTCTGTATCTGATGCATTCACAATCGCCAGTAAACCGGACATTGCCTCCTGGCCACCAAGAGCAGCTGCGGCTGCAGCTTTTTCATCTTTCGGAAGCCCTCGAAGGGAATCTCTCATGTTTTCCATTACTTCCATTAGTGACTTCATGGAGCCATCAGAGTTTTTCATGGAAATATCGTACTTGTCCATTGCGGCCGCAGCTTCTTTTGGCGGCTTGGCCAGTCTTGTCAAGATACTTCTAAGAGCTGTACCAGCCTGTGTGCTCTTGATACCGGAGTTGGCCATTAGTCCGATTGCCTGAGACAAATCTTCGATGTTATAGCCTAGTGCTCCCGCTACTGGTGCTACATACTTAAATGTCTCACCCATCATCCCAACGTTTGTGTTTGAATTAGATGATGCCGCTGCCAGAACATCCGCAAAGTGTCCGGAATCAGATGCCTGTAATCCCATCGCCGTAAGGGCGTCTGTTACGATATCTGAGGTTGTAGCAAGATCTTCTCCTGATGCCGCTGCAAGGTTCATGATGCCTTCGATGCCGTTCAGCATATCTTCGGTCTTCCAGCCGGCCATTGCCATATATTCAAACGCCTGTGCACTCTCTGTAGCAGAGAATTTGGTTTTTGCACCCATCTCTTTTGCTTTTTCCGTTAATTTCTGAAGATCATCTCCGGTTGCTCCGGATATAGCAGAGACCTTTGACATGGCTGCTTCAAAATCTGAGCCGACTTTAACAGAATACCCAGCCATCGCTGTTATAGCAGCAGATCCGGTTACAATCGCAGTTTTAACTCCAGCCATTGCAGTTTTGGCATAAGACGAGAATCTCGACATGGCTTTTTCTGCTTTCTTGGAGTCTAGCTCGGTGCTGATCTTAATTGATCCATCTGTTGCCATGTCACTTCACCGTCCTTTCTTGATTTCTCTTTTTTACATACTCCTTCCATTGTTGGTTGCGCTCTTTAAGTGTCAGTTTCTTTCCTGTATCCAGCTTGTACGCTTTTTTCATCTCATTCACAAAGGCACGCCTGTCTTTGGACATTCCGGATGTGCTTACTGTTCTGTAGTACATGATCTTCGCCATCTTCGTCTCTTCTCCAAGAGACTCAAAGAGTGCCAGAAACTTCCACCAGTGCAATTTCTCCTGGGATAATAGATCTATCCCGTATTGCTCTTTAAAGGCCGCATATATATAAGGTGCGTCCTGTGCAAAAGAAAACGCCGGTCCTCTGTTGGACCGACGTTTGTATCGTTCTTTCTTCTCTTCTTTCTTTTCTGCTTTTCCTCCACGGTAGAACCACAGCATCTTTTCTACTGCTTCTTCCAGATTGTTTGGGTGTTTCGGGTAATATAGGGTTAATAACTTTTCAAGTTTCACAATATCCGGTGCTTCGCTTTCCATGATCTCGTCAAACTTCATTCCTATCCTGAAATCCCAGTTAATCTGGTACTTTCCGTCATCGATTACAACCTCTTTTGGAAGTCCGTCTGTGATGATGTTTGGTTTCACTTTTCTCCCGCTTTCATTTTTGCGATTTCTTTGTTCATGTATGGAACAACCTGGTTCTTATACATTGTGGTTAATTCAAAGTATGCCTGAAGGCAGGTAAGGAGATCTGTCTCCTCGCCTAATACCTTCTTGGCACTGCCTTTTCCGAAGATATTGTCAATCATCTCAATTACTGCTTCGCACTGATTAACAATTACCTCTTCGTCTGTTTTTCCTTCTGTATCATTCGCTTTCTCTATAACCTTATCGATTTCCGTCTGATACTTCTTCACTACTTTCGGATTCAGGAGATCCGCACTCAATTTCTGGTTCAGTATTGTTACTGCTATTTTCTTCAACGTCCTGTTCCTCCTCTATCGGTTCGCCGTTTTCCTCGGCCTGCGTTCAAACGGCTACATATGTGTATTCTGCAGGTGTTGCTCCCATCTTCTTAAATTCGATATCGATAGAAGATGATTCTCCGGCATTACCTGATCCATCACTGTTGACAATAATGGAACACTGTCCTTTTTCTCCTTTTCCTGTCAGGACATTAAAATACAGGTAGTTTGTTACTACACTGTTTCCTGTTCCATATTTTGTTTTGTGGGATAAACAATAATCCTGTGCTTCATCGCCGACGTATCTGTCACCGGTTACAGAGAAAGCTCTCTGCGTACCTGTCTTCATGGTGTTCTGACCGGCGCGGATATAGGTCTTGTCCTGCGTGATTGGATTTAACTGCGCGTCCAGACCAGCAATTCCCATTTCTACTACTACGTAATCGCCTTCTTTTGTTGCAGTCGAACCATTCGGCGCAGTGTCGATTGCAAATACGTAATCATCATTGGTTACCCAGCCTTCATAGCTTTCACTTGGTGTGTATTCTTTCATCAATTCACTTATTTTCATTTTTGCTTCTCCTTTTCAAAATATAAAACCCTGCATGGTATCTGGTATTGAGCTACTTTGTTCTCCCAGTCTACCGTTGCAAGGTTTGGCATGTTCTGTAAGTTTTCAATTTTCTTTACCTGACATCCTTCGAAATCCGGATAGTTTTTTATGACGTTCTGCTCCTCAATCCATTCCATGAACTTCTGGCCGAGGTTCATGGCCTGCATGTTGATATCATCCGTTTCTTCCGAGTAATACCATGTCAGAAGTATGGTAAAGCCATATTCTTTATCTGCAGCACGGACATACTTTTTTACAATCTTTCCGGCATAATTTGTCAGGAAGGATACCGATGTAGCTTTTCCATCAGCAAAATTAAATGTCAGTATGGAATCACACAGTTCTTTTATTTTGTCCTGTACATACGAAACCATAACCTCATGTTTTGTCATAACTTATGTCCTTTCACATATGCCTGTATTGCTCTAGTATAGTCATCTATTCTCGTAGCTTTCATTTTCTTTTCCCATTCAGCAGTGGCAAGGGGGTGTCTGGCGGTGCTGTATTTCAAATGTCTGCCGGTTACTACCTTGCTTTCACCATGTCTGGCATACGGACTTCCGGTTATTCTAGATACCATCACCAGTCCTTCGTGTTGGAAGTTTGCGTACGGGCTTGCATAATGCACAATCCCGACATTCCCTTCTACGTAAGTCCTGGCATTGGCCGCCAGTACCAGATTCTTTGCCGGCACAAACGGTTCCATCAGGCGCTTGGCTTCGGTCGCCATGAAGAGGAGCGTCTTCTTTCCTCCAGTTGCTTCTTGTACAATGCTCGGGATTGGTTTATTCCAGTGGAATTCTACGTTCGGCATTTAACCACCTACTCTGTAATGTTTTCCTCTCAGGTGCGATGTATTATCTGAGAAAGCGGTAATCTGAAATGCCTCCGGTTTCTGTCTTGCCAGTAGCTCTGAGGCTGTATTTGGCATTTTCCCGGTTATTTCTTCCATGCATACATCTTTTACCACTATATCTCCCGGATTCAGGGTGAAGCTGTTACCAGCACCTTTGATTTTAGCAAATTCTCGGTAGGGAAGATAGTTCGATGATTCTGGTATCCTGGCGACGTATGTTCCTGCCATTTTTGCCGTCTTTCCATCATCGATCTTTGTCTGGGACAGCTTGTAGAAGCAGTTTTCAAGGACCGTCCGCTTCCAGATATCCTTTCCGTCTTCCGCATCCGCTCCTTTGATCCGGTTGTATACCGTGATTGTCTGGTTATAGTTCGGATTCATTAATCCACCCCCAGATACATCAAGCCTGTGTTTCCTAAGTGTTTCTCTATAATCTCCCTGATCTTCTTACGTTTTCCTTCTTCCGTATAGACAGAACGAGACAGGTCATATGTACCTGTCTCTCCATCGTTTCCATAGGATGCAAGCGGTCCTGGTGCGTCCGATCCACCGTACTGTTCTGCTTTGAAGATCAGTTCTGCGACGTCGCACACGCACTCTTTTACTTCTTTCGGTGTTTCCATTCTTTTTACACGATCGAATGTTACTCGGTCAATTTCCTTTTCCGCCTGTTTTTCATAATATCGGAAGGTTGATTCCGGTATATCCGGCTGCCTTCCAAGAAGATAAGACTCTACGTAATATTCATAATCTGCATACTCCATAACGTTTCTCCTATGAAAAATCTACCAGAAGGCTCTCATCCAGTTCCTTGATTCCGTAGATAATATCAAATGAAATTGTATCTTTCTTGGTTTTCATATCATAGCCAAAGACTACTCTTACAGCCAGCCCGTTTGCTGAAGCAATATGAGCTTTTGATGCTCCCATTGGGAGTTCCAGCTGTCTTGTTACCAGCGCGAGTCCGTTTCTGTGGAATCCTAACGCATGTGCCTTGCTGATTACTTTTGCTGCGACTTCTGTTACATCTGTCGGAAGGTTCTGATCCACCTTAATTGTTCCTGCCCCTCCAACCAACGTGACATCTTCCTGTACTGTATAGACATACCCGTTCACAATCAGCTGATCTCCTTCGGCAATCTTTCCTGTTGCCGGTTCTCCCGCTGATACTGTGAGCTCAGTTGTATCTTTAGTGCCGGTTACCTTGTACCCCGTCACTGTTCCCGGTTTTTCGGCTGCGGAATGAGGGCAGTTCTCTGATGAAAACGTGTCACAAGTATACACCCTTCCTACTTCTGCGTCTCTAAGCGCCTGTGAGTCCCCTGCATAGCACTGTTTCGCAAAATTATCCAATGTGTTGTATTTATATTTGATTTCCGCCGGAAGAATCAATCTTCTGTTCTGAATTGGTGCTTTTGACATATCCAGAGCCTTTCCAACTCCCGCAATGTCTGTCAGTGCTGGTTTTGCAGATACCGTTGCTGTCTTCGCAGCCTTTTCAATACCTACTGCCAACAGATCCTGATCTACAGCCTGCGCAATAGCCGAAATAGCCGGTGTTACTACCTGCTCAGAGAAATCTTTGATGTCCAGTGTTAACTCTTTTGACGACACATTAACCGTTACATCTCTGAAACGATCCATCTTCACCGTGGTTGATCCTTCTGTAATATCCTGTCCATGTGTTTCTCCTACAAAGTTTTTTGCCACGAATTTCGCAGGCTTTCTGATTGTGATCGTATCACCCACTCTGACAAATTCTTTCGAATAATCTCTATGGACAAGCCCTGCCATAGTTAACTGACTTTCCAGCACCATCAGGGCCTCCTGTGCAATGATTTTAGGTGTTAAAATTGTATTTGGCATATTTCTTTATCTCCTTCCTACTACAATATATTTATGGTTAATATCCCTTACAACCAGTAAGGAATTATCCATCTTGTTGCTTAAGCTGTATAATGATGGAGCAATCGGTATATCGGCTTCCTTTCTTGGACTTCGCGTCCGTAAAATAGACTGATAACCAGTTCCTCATTCGCAGCGTTCGTTTTATGCAGGTTGAATCGTCACAGGCGCATTCGTGTCACACCACAGTAGATTGAATAGGCAATGAGTAAAACTGGTACTTATCCATTGCAATAATCTTAAGGAGTGACAAATTTATGAACGCAGTAGGTATCGATGTTTCTAAGGGTAAAAGTATGGTTGCTATCATGCGATCTTTCGGTGAAATTGTTTCCACCCCCTTTGAAATCAAACACACAACCAGTGACATCCATTCACTTGTAGAACTCATCAACTCTGTTGAAGGTGAGTCACGAATCGTGATGGAACATACAGGACGTTACTACGAAATCCTTGCCCATCAGCTTTCAGAGGCTAACCTTTTCGTCAGTACCATTAACCCCAAACTTATCAAGGATTTTGATAATGATTCCCTTCGTAAAGTCAAATCTGATAAAGCGGATGCTGTTAAGATTGCACGCTATGCACTTGACAAATGGCAAAATCTTAAACAGTATAGTGTTATGGATAAATTACGCAATCAGCTTAAAACCATGAACCGTCAGTTTGGCTTCTACATGAAGCATAAAACAGCCATGAAGAATAATCTTATCAGCATCCTTGACCAAACCTATCCTGGTGTTAATACTTACTTTGACAGTCCTGTACGCAGTGACGGCAGCCAGAAATGGGTTGATTTTGCATCTACATACTGGCATGTGGACTGTGTCCGTAAAATGTCCCTAAATGCCTTTATCGACCATTATCAAAACTGGTGCAAACGCAAGAAGTACAACTTCAGTCAGTCAAAAGCTGAAGAAATCTATGGAAAAGCGAAGGAACTTGTTCCTGTACTTCCAAAGGATGCCATTACAAAGCTTATTATCAAGCAAGCTGTAGACCAGCTTATTAGTGTCTCTACAACTGTTGAGTCACTACGCACTCTCATGAATGAAACTGCATCCAAACTCCCGGAATATCCTGTCGTTATGGCTATGAAAGGTGTTGGAACTTCACTTGGTCCTCAGTTGATGGCTGAGATCGGAGATGTTTCCCGTTTCACTCACAAAGGTGCTATTACTGCATTTGCCGGTGTAGATCCTGGTGTTAATGAATCTGGAACCTATGAACAAAAAAGTGTTCCTACCTCAAAACGTGGCTCTGCCGATCTACGAAAGACCCTATTTCAAGTAATGGATGTTCTCATCAAGACGATGCCACAAGATGATCCGGTATATCAGTTCTTGGATAAGAAACGTGCTCAAGGTAAACCCTATTATGTCTATATGACTGCGGGTGCCAACAAGTTTCTAAGAATCTACTATGGTCGAGTGAAAGAATATCTTGCATCTCTTCCAGAATCTTAATTATCCACTAATATTTTCAGACCAGCACTGGTGTGGTGGTCTTATTTTGATACCCAATTTTCAACCTGTATAAAATTTTCAATGTTCTTTCAATTTAGCCTTGACTTTTTATTTGCAGGCTATTTTCCCTGTCTGTAATCTTTGTATTCTTCATACGTCATATCTTCTAAATTCTTTGAAACTCCCGGAACTTTTCCGCCAGTCGGCGCGATCGGATTATTGATTGGTTCGTTTGAACCAAACATATACTCATTGTCCTTTTTGCACGCCTCAATCGCAGCGGTAATATCTTCTGTCTGATTTTTGCTATCTTTCAGTGTCTCTACATCTAAGAGTGCTCTGATTGCTTTCGCATTCTTACCGCCTGCTGCCGAGATAGCATTGTCGATAAGTGTGCCAAACTTCATTTCTGCAATTTTGTTTTCGTAATCCGTTTTCTGAGTTTCCATGTCATCTGTGAGCTGTTTTACTTTCCCCTGAAGTTCTTCTACATCTACGCCTTCGAATCCTTTCAGTGTATCTGTGGCTGTCTGCAGCTGCTCTTCCAGAGTAGTCTTTGCCGTTTCCATTGCATCATAGTCTTTTTTGCTTACATATTCTCCGGCATTCAGATCTGCGAGCTTAATCTGCTTGTCTTTGTTTTCCGGATTGTCATTGTACGCTTTGATGATTGATGCAAACTCTTCATACTTGTCACCAAAGATTGCTTTTAAAAACTCCATAATTATTTCCTTTCTTTTTGCATAAAAATAAGACGCATAACCCTGCGTCTCAAAGGGAGATATCTGGATCACCGCCTTCCTAGGCAACAATACTCTTGATTCCATAAGCTAATGCGCTGTCATGCTCAATCGCACAACCTCTTGCATCTTCCCACCCCTGCGCAAAATACGCCACATCTGCTCCTGACAGAAGTTCCAGGGATTTTCCAAGGAACCACAGTGGTTTTGCATCTGCGGGTGCTTCCTGGAAGAAGGAATCAATCACTTCTACCGGTTCACCGATCATTTCTTGCGCAAGCTCAATTGCTTTCTTGCGTTCTGCCAGAATTTCTTCATCTGACTTACCTCTCATAGGCTGACTAATAAATAATTTTTTCACCTTTCTCACCTCCTCGCCTTAAAAATGAGTATAAAAATACCACTAATCTCTGATATGCTCACTGATCAGTGGTATTATTTCATCTCTTCAAATTTTACTCCCGGTTTGCATTCCTCTTCATATGGAGCTTCCAGTACTTCATCTGGTACTCCATTCGGAAACGCCTTGCACTTTATTTCCGTTTCAGATTCCATGCAATGCCTACATAATACACATTTGGGAAGTGTGAATCTATTTCCTCCTCCAAGGAAGGATGTACTTTTCAATAAGTTTTCTTGACTCATCTGGTATCTTTTCTCCATTTCTATATCTTACAAATGCCTCCGCCAAGCTCTCTCTTCCATCGTGCTCTTTGTCGGCGTATTTAGATATTCCCTTGACAAAACTCTTATATATTTCATCTGTCAGTTTGTCGTAATCTTTCTTGGTCACGCAGTTTTGGAATGGAATAATATGTGCCATTTCATGCGCAATGTAATCTTCATAGCTTTTTCCTGCCATGTATCCGGTAGAATACAGCATTTTTATTCTCGACTCGAATTTATTATAATCTATATTATAGTTAAACACAAGTCCGTGCTTCAGCATGCCGTCCTTATCCAGATATGCGCCGCTTACAAACAAATCTCCTCTGCCAAGCTTTCCACCTTCTATTGAATCTAAGTAAATCGTGTACTCTTTATCCAGTTTCTTGATTGCTTGATTTATTTTCTTTTCTACACTCTTATCCAATCCAGCTTTTTCTGCCACTTCTTTCGGAATTGATATCTTCATCGAGCTAAGTATTTTCTTTCCGACTTTTGTTGATATTCTTCCCAGTCCATCCATGTATATTCTGTCTCTTTGTTCCGGCAGCTTCATGACCTTTGAGAACTTCACATACTCATCCATAGTCTTTTTGTATCTTGCTTTGGCTCCCATGATTTCCAGTTCGCTTACTCCGCCTTCCTTCATGAGTTTTATGTCTTGGCGGTATACTCTCATCGTCAGCTCTAACTTCCTCTGTCTCTGTAACGCCTCATATGTTGTATACTCCTTTCCATCGTAGCTCGTCTTTTCATTTTCCTCATCTATCATCTCCTGCAGTTCTTCGTCCGTGTAGTTCCGAACTGAAACTCCCGGGATGAACACGTCGTACCAGTGATAGCAGTTTGCTCCACATAAACCGGTAATAGTGCCTAATCCACATACACTCTCCAGATCCTTGTACGAATAGACCTTTCCCTGCCATGCCTGATGTTCCGGTCTGGCGCCGATGTGATATGTAACTTCATAGGTATCTGTATCAAGCTCTGCTGCCACCTGTTCATTCATGCGACCGACTATCTGCCGGAACCCTGTCATGAGTGCCGTTCTGCACGCCGAATCCACCCGGTATGTCCTTCCGGAAGCATATTCTACTGTACGCAGACCGCTTCTTGTCATGTCCTTGATGATTCGTTTCAGGACCGTGTCATAGCTGAATGCTCCAGTTGCTACTCCGAGGACCGCTTCATCCAGTGATCTTTGATAGAACTTCGCCGTATCCATGAATTGACGCTTTCCATTTACGTTCTTGGTAAATCCAATGGATCCCGTGATGTTTTGGAATGTGTTCTTCGACTGTTCGATCGCGGATTTTACTACCGGTTGGATCTCCGGATGCTTTCCGAACGGGGTTTGTTTCTTTCCAATAGCATCAAATGCATCTTCATACTCTTTATAAAGGTTCTCGCTTGTCTGGTTGTAGATCCGGTCAATCTCTTCATCTGAAAACTTCAAATAGCTTTTGATTTCATTTTTCAGGAATTCATCGGAATATCCCATTTTTCTAAGCAGCTGTATCTGGTGGTCTGCAGATGATGTCATCGACCGTTCTATATCCAGATTGCTCTTGATTCTTCGGACGATGTCCAACATGATGTCTATTTCTAGGTTCCGGGCATTTCGTTCTATTTCTCTTGAAAGAGCTTCAATCTCACCTTGTGTCATAGGCTAGTCCTCTATTACATCCGCCTGTTGGACTACCATCTTTTTGGCTGTTTCCTCATCTTCGGCATAATGTTTCATTCGGTATTCCCACAACTGCATGGCTCCGAGGCTTACGTCTGCCCTGTCATTCTGGCGTTCCGTTTCATCATCCACCAGGATGCTATCCTTAAATGTGCAGTTGAACTCATATCCGCTATGGAGCTTGGCGTTGTAAAAAGCCAATGCATATACGAGATCTTCCAGACAGTCTTTCAGATTCTCCTGGATAGCTGACACCATGTTATATTTGCGTTTCTTGGCAATCTTGGCTTCTGTTGCCGTTTTGTCTACGTCCGTTACATCAGAGAGATCTCCATAGCTCAGGGATACATTGAACTCCAGCTGCCTTAAGAACTGATTCAAGCCATTGATGATGCTGATATCTCGGAACTCTGGCGACCATTCTTTATACAGATCGCCATCGTCTCCGGCATCCAGATTCAGTCCTCTGTACAGACGCTTGTCCAGTTTTGGCGTTTCCAATCTTCCCTCTTCTCCTACTATCGGTTGAAGAGCTGTAGTGGATACATTGATTGCCCTTTCACCAGATTCGAACTCCCACTTTAGCCTTGCATTCTGAACGTCTACGCTCTCCAGCTGATCTATTCCACTTTCGAATATCGATACTCCGCACGGGCTTCTATCGATTTCATTCTTGATTGGGTTTCTATAGTAACCAAAATCCGGCTTTTCCAGTCCAGCATAGGATATGGTTGCTGGGAGATTTTTCCATTCATCTATTGAGCTCAACGGGATTTCTCTTCCGATATCATCCTCTGATTTTGATATGTACGCATTATTTGTAATTGTAAGGATGTTATCTCTCAAAGAGTGTCTCTCCAGGCGATGGTAGTAATCTTCTCCCCGTTTCTGGTTTTCGACAAACACAACGTCAATCAGTCGTCCTCTTTCGTCGTAGGCAATCGGTACAAAGCGATCTGCGGTAACATATTCTACTTTATCTCCGCCCAGCGGCTTAATGATCAGCGCCCCAAGTGCAAGCCCTGACTGCAGGTTCTCATTCAAATCTCGTGTTGCCATCTTGTATATCTGATCCAGTTCTTCCACGGAAATATTCGATTCCATTTCATCCAGGCAGATATTGGCGAACTCGGTACAGATGCCTTGTTCCTTTCTAAGAGATTTTACATAGCCTTTGCACCAGGGTGCCATTCCGCTGTACATTCGCTGCCATAGCTCTATCCTTGTCTGCATCATACTTGATATACATGTTTCTATTTTCAGTGCCTGCTCTACATTTTTTGCCGGGAACATTCTGTTTATCACTCCCTTCACGAAGGCTTTTATTCCATCCAGCATTATTCTCCCCTCCGTTTCCATATTCTTTCTGTTGCATATCTTACAGCATCTATCATGTGGTCATTCCCATCCGGATATCCGGTGATGATATTTCCTTCTTTATCCCTTTCGTACTCATAATCCATGAACTCCTGTGCAGCTACCGGGCATCTTACATTGTCGATTATGATTTCTCTTAATGACTGCAGCCATTTATATGAGTACTCTCTGCTTCCAGGACCTTTTTCTGCTGCTCTGGCAAGCAAGCCGTAGCTTTTGTAGTCTCCTATCGACTTCTTTTCTGCACTATCGCAGGTAAGCAGATCGTTGCCTGTGATTCCCATCCTGATCAGCTCGTCTGCCGTCTGTCTGTTGCTTCTCTTATTGCATGTGTATTCCTGCCATACGTACAATCTTAACCTCGCTCTGTCGTAATGAACTCTTGCAAATGCATACGGATCCGGGAACCATCCCCAGTCAATGCCATTTAACACATGATCGAATCCCGATATCTCGTCATCCGTTATTTCTCTGATCGTGATGTTGTCAAATACACTTCCTCCTGATCCATTGGCCACTCCTAAGTATTCATTCTCATACGCATCTGGGTTAGTTTCCTTTAAGAATTCTGCCTCTTCGATAAATGTTTTTCCGAGCCACTTCTTTGGTATGTCCAGATATGTGCTTTCCGTAACCAGTCTGGTTTCTTTCGGGATCTTGATGTATTTGTTGGCCCAGTTGTTCAGGCTCTTTGGTGGGTTGAATGTTTTGAAGATGTATGCAGTATCTCCACCTCGGATTACAGACTGTTCAATCTTTCTAACCGCCTCCGGTCCCATGAACTGATCCAACTCTTCAAACCATAAGACTCCGATATATCCGAATGGAACCTTGATCGATTTTACCTTGCCCGGATCATCTGCTCCTCTGAAGTAGATCTTTTGTCCGGTGCTTTTTCTTGTGATCTCCAGTGGTGATACTGTACATTCAAACTCATCTTCCAGCCCTAGGGCTTCTATCGCCCACCTTGCTTGCTGGTAGATAGAACTTCGCATGGTATCTCCTACCTGACGCATGATCACCGCATGTATCTGATCATTACTTCTCAAGATATCTCCTACAGCCAGGCTTACAAATGATGATTTGGTACTGCCTCGGCCGCCTGGGAAAACATATTCTGTGTGGCGCTTCTCCTTTATATCAAAAAGCACCGGAGCAAATACCGGAGCAACCATTGTTGCCGGAATGCCTTTGTATTCTTTTTCTGGAACAGGTTCCGGCTGCATCCTTTGGATGTCCGCCCGTGTCTTTTCAATCTTGGCGCGTTGCTCTTCCGTTGCGAGATTCATGTGATCTGCAAGCCACTGCAGGGCCTTCATCCGATCAGCCAGTTTGATTCCAGCTCCGTCTTTTCCCTGCTTCACCTCTGTCAAGATTGTTCCATCCACATCCAGAGAGTCTTTAAATTTCGCAGTGTTGACTATTCTTGTCAGTGTTTCTTCTTCTCCAGTCTCTTCATTTTTCACCTTGACCGGCCCGTACACTGCCATCACAGGGACTTCTTCTGTACCAAATTCCATGTAATCAGTGATATCTGCGAAGGCTATGTCTATGTATTTTTGAAAAATATCAGCTTCTGATATTAGTTCTCTGTTCAGCCTGTTCTGCTTTAGGCACTGGATTTCTTCTTTTACCCTAGCATTTCCTAGCATGCGAGGTCCATTTACGGTGGCCGTTTCATAACTGCATTCATATGCTTTTTGATATGCTTTTGTGGCATTGAAGCATTTGACGTATAAAACGCAGAAAAGCCTTTGCTTATCGTTTAAATCAGGATTTTCAATTATCTGATCTATCACTTCTGCATTGGCTTTCTTTTTGTTTTCACTTTTTCGTTTGGAGCGTTCCTTATTTTTTCGGAGCGTTCCATTCATTTTTTCATCCCATTTATCTTTCGATTTCCATCCCCGAACAGTTCCTGCTACCAAATTTAGTTGACTTGCAATCTCAACTAAATCGATCTCTCCCTTATGCTTTTTATATATTTCGAACGCTTTCTCCCTATTTGGATTTCGTGCCTTTGGCATTTCACCACCTTCAATTCTGGTTTATTTTTGCATTACAAAAGCACCCCGGAGGGTGCCTTTGTGTATCATACTTTAATCACAGTTTAATAATCCTGTATTATTTACCAGCGAATCTATACATTCATCTCTATTCTTTTCTCCTAATAAGTATTGCTCAAATAATTTTAACAACGTTATTGTTTCAACAATTAAACTGCCATTTCTTTCTGCTAGCTTTATTACCTCGTCGTTTACGCCTTCTCTTGCAGAGATTGGTTTGCTTCTCTGATGATTAATAATCAGCAATGCTACTATATTCTTGCTTTCCTCATCATTATCATCTAAATACTCTTGCACATGAACATCTAGTTGTGATACATTCGATTTCTTTACATTAGGAGTCACTCCTTTAATTTCCCCTATAAATACTTTATCATTCAATTTAAATTTAAAGTCCTCTTTTTTCTTGTCAGTAAATTCAGATAAATCACATCCTAGCATATTTTCCAATATTTCGAATATAACTTCCACCAATTCATCTCCACTTGTATAAAGAACAGACTTGTATCTTTTATTTTGATCAATAACTTTCATCGCATTCGAAATATTTTCATTTGCCGTTTCTATTACCTTATTATTCTTTTGAATAATTTTTAACTGATTATCATCATCAAACATATATATCCCTTCCATCCATTCAGGAGACTTTGATTTTTCTTTTATCAAACCAATTAATGACAGGAAATCTTGCACCTCATTATTTTTACTAATATTTAACGTTGAGACTATCTTTCCTTTAACTTCCACTGTTGTAGGTTTATTACTTTTTTCTGATTTTGTCAGGGCGTGCTCTGCATTCTCATCAAAATGAAATGAAGCCGATACTTTATTGTTTCCGACTAAAGTTGTTGTATTTTCATATATTATATTTAATACTGAAAGTGGCTGAAATACTTGACCTAAAACCGTTTGAAAGTTGCCCAATGTATCTTTGAATTCTCGATATTTCCAATATTTACAGTCTCTCTCCCATGTATTATACGTAAATCTACTATTTTGTGGAAGAAAAATAATTATCTTGGATTTCTTACTACTTGCAATCATTTTTGACAAACTTTTAAAATCATCAATGGTATTAATTGTAACCGGATTACGCTCCTGTGTTACCCACATATTATCATCTTGCAAACTTATTATG